CTACCGAATGGCGAGGATGCCGGTGTTGATCTCGGTCCACGGCCTTTCGTGGCCTTCCAGATACACCTCGGTCATCGCCGGCGAACTGTGTGTGAGAAGGTGCTGCACTTGTTCTTCCGACCAACCTTGTTGGTTGTGCAGTAGAGCGCCGCCAAGGCTGCGAATCTCGTGGAATGAAACCTGATGCTTGCCGACCAAGCCGATTGACTCGCGGACGTCCTGGAACTCGCGGCTCAACTGCTCAGGCAGGAGCTGCGTATGGTGTACTCGCGCCTTCGCACGCTTGTTGCTCGGCCGGGCCTTCAACGGCAGCCGGTGTACGAAGTAGGGCGAGGCCACGTCGTCGCGAGCCTTTGCCAGCAGAGCGGCCAGCTCCTCGTTGACCACGATCTTCATGCGGACGCCGGTCGTGGTTTTGGTTTTGCCGGGGACAACCCATAGATGGCCGTCGTGGTAGTCGGTGAACTTCAGATTCACTACGTCCTCGCGGCGCAACAGTGTCATCAGGCTGATATCCATGGCCAGCTGCAGCCAGGGCGGCGCCTTGGCGTGGATCTTCTTGTAAACGTCCACGGTCAGCCGCTCACGCTGGCGAGTCGCTTGGAACTTGCGCACAACCTCGGCCGGGTTGCGGTCGATCCAGCCTTCTTCGACCGCGCAGGCGAAGACCCACGTCAGCATGGACCGGAACAGCTGTCGGGACCGGTCGCTTTCGGTGACTTCACGAATGAACGTGGCGCAGTCCTTCACGCTGAAACTGTCCAGGTTCCGCTCGCCGATATGCTTGCGGATGCGGTTGATTAGGGAACGGGCGTTCTCGGTGTTCTTGGCGCCCCATTTCCGGTGCGGCATGTCGTCACGCTCGAACACGTCCACAGCGTCATTCACCGTGTGCCCACCGCCGACCACACGGGCCACCAAGTCGTTCGCCGGCACCAGCAGCGTGTTGAGCTTCTTGGCCGCGGCGAACGCGCGGGCCTGGTCGGTGCCCATCCACGTCTCTTTCTTCGTGACCGGGTGCCGGTACTTGAACCCGTCCCGGTTGGGGTACAGGTTGGCCGGCCATCCCTGGCGGCTCTTGCTTCGTTGCCTCGGTGCCATCGTCAGGCCGCCTCACCCAATACTCGCGCGACAAGATCATCGCCGCCGGCGAGCCATTCGTGTTCGTCGATGAACCAGGTGCCGCCGACCTTGCGGCCGGGCAGCTTGCCCTCGCGCAGCAGCCGCTGCAGCACCTGCATGGATGGGCGGCTGCCTTCTTCGAAGTAGCGGGCCAGCCACCGCTCGGGGGTCATCAGTTGCATGCTGGTCTCCTTCAGTTCGTGGCCAGCGCAGCGCGCAGCTGCTCTGTGGCTTGGCAAATCTGGCCGCGCAGGCGCAGGACCTCAGCGCGCAGGCGGATCACTTCGTCGGCCGCGACCACCAGCTGCTCGCGCAGCACGTCCTTGGCCGGCTGCTTCATGCGGCGCGGTTCGCGGGGGAAAAGCTGGGCGGTCATTTTCCTGGTTCCTTCCAGCGCTTGACCGCCTTGCAGTAGGCGATGACCTTCCGGCAATCCGCGCAGTCGATCGTCTGGCCAGCTTCGGCGAAGAACACGTCCGGTTCGTCGGCGCAGGTGTCCAAGTGGTTGCAGTCCCAGGCGACACCGCACAACGTGTATTCCTCGCACGCGGGGTTCCCAGCATGGCGAGTAGCTACTTCAGCCATGAGCGCACCTCCGCCAGCACCAGCGCAGCCCATTGCGCGCGACACGGCATGCGCGGCTGATCGCCCACAGGGTGGCGATGCCAGCCAGGAACCCGGCCAGGGCGAACACGTGGACCATTGCAGCGGTGAGCAGCTGGTCAGCCATGGCTACCATGCGCCGACTCCGAACTGGTGGATCCCGTCCGACTCCACCTCGATAAACCGCTGTCGGTTGCCCAGGTCGTCTCCGCTCATGGCGTGGATTCCGCCTTCCGACTCGACGTAAATCCAAGCCTCAGGCCCATACAGTTCGACCGCCATGGCATGCGCCTTGCGGCTGTCGGCGCTGATCTTGTTCAGCAGCTTTTTCAGTTGCGCCTTAGTTGCCATTGCCCACCGCCTGGCCGTCGATCAGGGCCAGCAGGCGCTGCAAACTTTGGCGCTGAACGCTGTTGAGCGGCACTTCCATTGCCATTTCCACGGCCTCGCGGAACTGCCCCAGGTCCACGGCCTGCGCGGGCGCGGCGTAGAGCGGGATATGTTCGTAGTAGAGAGGATTCAGTGATTGAACCGGGAGCTTCCCGTAGATCTCCTTCCCATACTCGGGGCCGACGCAGCGGATGCGACTGATCCATGCCACCGGCTCCTGCAGCACCGTCTGGTGTGTGGGGTCCTGTGATGGTGCGGGGCCAAGGCAATCCCCCTGATCGCTGTAGCAGTTGATGCAAGGCCGCTCGTCTCCGCAAGTGCGGACTCCCGAATATCCCACCGGCTGGCGGGCAGCGAGTGCTGATCGCACGCATTGCAGCAGGCCAATGCCCACGCCAATGTCATCCTCATAACCGAGCGCCTTGGCAGTTGCAATGCGTTCGTCTACATCGGCCAGCAGGCGAGCATCCCCCTGACCACCCGGGGAGGGCTGGGCGGAGAGGGCGGCATAGGGAGCCCAATGAGTCGGCCCATACTCGGTGTCTACGGCATGGTTGACGAACGCAGAGCCGTTGTTGAAATCAATGAATGCCCACGGGAATCCACCCGTATCGGACGGCCAGGTCCCATCGTCGTTCTGCACCGGCGACACCGGCGCAGACCACCAGCCGGGCGATACATGGTCTTCACCCCACCGAAGACGAACCACGGTTCCGTCGCGCGGGCACGTGTCCATCGAGCGCCACGGCGCCCGCTCGGCCTGATCCCCCAGCCTCACCCTCCCACCGGGCTGCACGTCCGCCAGGGTCTTGTCAGTGCTCATGCTGATTCTCCTTTGACGCGGGCGAGGGCGGCGCTCAGTCGGTCCCACAGCTCTTCGTTATCGAGGATTGAGGTGTCGCCAAAGTCAGCGGATGCATAGCTGTCGAACTGGCGGGCAACCTCGATCAGCTCGGCGACTGCGGCGCGGGCCACATCAAGGCTCAGATCGCCGTGAAGTCCTGCATCAAATAGTCGCTCCGATGCGCGCTCCATTTCATTCAGCACATCAACACTAAGGGTCTTGTTGTCGGTGGTCATGCGGATGCTCCCTTCTTCGTGCGGCTGTCGTGGCCACCCTCGACCACTTGGCGGCGGCTGATGGTGGATCGGTCGATGGGGCTGTTGCCGAGGATCTGGACCTTGCCGCCCGAGCGCAGGAACTGCGCCACGTCGTCGGCGATCTAGGCCCGCTGGCGGTTCTTCTCAGCCTGCGTGGCCAGGTCGAAGGTCGGCTGTACGTGGATGCTGGTCACGAATGGGTCTCCTGATTTGCCAGCAGCGGCCAACGGGTGCGGCGCTGCCAGCTTTGGGTGAGGTGGTTCAGTTCGACCTGCAGCGGATCGCGGCGCAGGGGGCGCAGCGGGTCGTGCAGGCGGCGCTCGGTGTTCCGGCAGGGCGCGCACGCGGCGGTGGCCTTGCCATTGATCAGGGGGAAGAACCGCAGCGGCAGCCGGGCCGCGCACTTCGTGCAGGTCTTCATGCCGGCGGATCTCCGCGCAGGCCTTCCCAGGTGAGCGGGAACGGGCCCAGCTTCAGCCGCGCGGCGGCCATCTTCTTGGACAGGCCCAGCGCCACGGCCACTTCCATGGTCGTGACGCGCTTGCCCTCGATCACGTGGTCGAACTGGCGGGCGCGGTTGTTGCCGCCGCGCTTCGTGCCGACGTAGGGATAGTCGTAGTTGAGGCCCCTCATGCGGCCACCTTCAGGCCGAAGGCCTGGCGCGCTGCGTGGTACTCGCGCAGGAAGCGGTCGAGGTGGCCCTGCAGCCTCTCGGTGAAGCCGTCGCGGTACACGCGCACGATCAGGGCGTCGTAGCCGGGGCAGTACGACATGAAATCCCACCACTCGCGTTCGGTGATGATCAGGCTGCCGTGCACCTGGGGCTTGTGTTCGTCCGGCACACCGCCGGCGCGCAACCACTTCACGTGGGTGGGGCCGTCCGGGCATTTGATTTCCAGGCCGCCGTCCAGCTGGATCAAGCTGTCCGGGCTGCAGCCGAGCGTGCCGGCATCGTTGAGGATGAACCCGACCTGCTGCGGCACCACCTCGCGCTCGAAGGCGTACAGCTCGCGGGCGTCGTCCTCGAGGAATTCCCCGCGCTCGGTGTGCCGGTTGCCGGTGAAGGACTGGCCGGCGTCCGGGCGCACAACCTCGTCGATCAGCTGGTTGATGTAGGTGTCAGCGGCAGCCGCATACTCGCCCTTCTTCGGGGTGATGATGCTGCCGAACTCGCTGGCGGTCGGCACGCCGCGGCGGGCGGCGTACCATTCCGGCGATCGCTGTTCGAAGGTCAGGATCTGTGCCATGGGTCAGTCCCTCGGCTTGGTGGCTTCATTGGCGCGGTTGAACGCAGCGCGTACCTCGGGCGGCAGCTTCGCCGCGCCGCCATAGGCCTGCAGCACCTCGGCCTTTCGCTTCGTGTAGTCCTCGTGGGTCTTCAGGCCGTCCGCCACTTGCACCCATTCCTGGGCAATCTCGCGCGCGATGCGCTGCTGCTCGTTCTCGCCGGCGGCGTTGCCGTCGTCGTCGTCGCCGATCGTCAGGTTGAAGATCATCATCACCAGGTAGCGCCGGCCGTAGCTGATGGCCGAGCCGCGCCCGTGCGTGCTTGTCTTGTTCTTCTCACCCTTGATACCGACGTTGTCGATCGGGGCGTCGTAGGTGTAGGTCTTCGTGTACCCACCCTCGTGCATCACGTCGCAGACGATCCCCACGTGGTCGGCCAGTTCCGAGCGGTCGGTGCCGAACGACAGGGAGAAGCCGTGGCGGGTGTAGATCGGGGTAATCAGCCGGTTGATATCCTCGAGCAGCGCATACCGGCTGTTGGTCTGCTTGTTATTGCCGCGCTTTTGGATCGCCGGCATTTCCTTCTGGCAGGCCTTCATGGCGTCTGCGTAGGCACGGGCCGCGTCGCGGTCCTGCATGTCCTTCTGCATTTCCCACAGCTTCTGCAGGCGCTCCACGCCCTGGTCGGGCAGCATCATTGCCTGCTGCAGCGCCACGGCAAGGCCGGTGCCCGGCTGCTCGCTGGCTTCGGTGGTGACGATCTGATTCATGGGCATTTTCTCGACATGAAATGAGGTGCCGGGTTGCCCGGCGAAGGCCCGCCATTGCGGCGGGCCGGTGTTCGGTTACGCGGCCAGGTCTTCCAGTTCGCGCTGCTTCTCCGCGCTCGGCGGGATCAGAGTCAGTTCGGCGTCTTCCTTCATCAGGCGTGCGAGCGGGCCGAACTGGCTTTCCTCGGGGTGGAAGTACAGGGAGAACCCCAACTCCACAGAGCCGCCGTCCAAGGCCTTGAACGACACGTCCTTGAGCGTGGCGTCATCAATGGTGATGGGCTCCTGTAGGCCGATGCTGGGCGAGCCCACGGCGAAGCTGTAGCCCGGGAATTTCTCGTCCCACACCAACGGCTTGAGCTTCGGGTACTGGACCACCACCAGTCCCTCGTTCTCGCGGGCGAGGTCGAGCTGGTCGCCGGACTTCTGCGCGCGGAACAGGGTCACGCGCAGCGCTGCGCTGAACACGTCCAGGACGTTCTGGCTGACGGTGCCCTTGAACTTCATGGTCATGCCGGTGGCGTGGTTGTCGCGGCCGTGGTTCTCGGCGTTGAGGGATGCACTGGTGACGCGGACCATGTGCTTATCGAGTTGGAGCATGGGTGTTGCCTCTCGGTAGTGCCGGCCGCGCCGGCGGGAAGTCAGGACCAGGACCAGGCCAGCGGCCAGCACATGGCGGCTGCGAGCAAGGCGGTGATGGCGTAGCAGGCGAGGCAGGCGGCGAAATCGCGCCAGCTGCGGCAGTCGAGGAAGGTCAGGAAGCGCACAGGCCGAGTCTCTTCTTGGCCGCCTCGGCGGCTTTTGCGTTGGTTCGCTCCGCATCGAATACGCGCATGTCCGTCGCACTCTCGATGTATTCCTGAGCGTGCGCGAGCATGGTCTGGAAGGCGTTTTGTGCACGGTGATCGCCGCTTTCCGAGCGCTCCGAGATCTCGCGTACAACGCCGGCCATCTGCATGCAGAGCCTGTAACCTGCCAGGTCGTCCAGGGCGGCTAGAAAGTCGGCCTGCTCACCGCTATCCATTTCCCAAAACAGGTGGGCCAGCAGTTCGGGGGTGACGGCCATGCCGCCAACGGTTTCAATGCTCATTGTCGTTTTCCTCCACGCACAGGCCTTCCACGGCCTCGCGGTTGTGATCGGTGTGGATGGGTTCGCAGGCGGCCAGAGCGGCGCGCAGGCGGTCGTCGGCGGCCAGCTGGTCGGCCAGGTCGCGGGCGGTCAGCGAGGCGTGGGCGGCGGCGAAGACTTCAGCCACGCGGCGGTCCTCGGCGCGCAGCTCGTTGAACAGGTCGAGGTGCGCCTTTCCCACGCGCTCCCGTCGGACGCTCGCGCTGTTCTCGACGTCTGTGGCCTCGCAGACCAGCAGGCCCAGCAAGGTGAGGGTGCGCGGCGTCACGACAGCACCGCCTGCGTCACGACGGTGAAGGCAACACCAAGGCAGAAGGCCAGCAGGTAGCCCGAAGCCAGCTTCAGCGCCTGGAAGTGCAGGGCTCGGTCGGCGGCGGTCATGCGGCCACCTGCTGCAGTGCGCGGGTCATGTCGTTGGCGCACATCTGCGCCCGGGCCAGCATGTCGACCGCAGCCAGACCGCTGCAGGGGCGCATGGCGCGCATCCGGTACAGGTTGTAGTGGTACCGGCGGTCAGCCGCGCGGCGCTCGCTCATGGCCCAGCCGAAGCGGCCCTTGCGGTACTTCGCCACCAGCAGCAGCGGGTCGATCAGGCCGTCGGCAATCTCGCCTTCGCCGCCGCAGCGGCCGCAGGCCATGCCGTACTCGCACTGCGGATCGCCGCTGGCGCTGTCGTTGCGGACGTGTTCGCCGGTGCCGTCACAGTCCGGGCAGGCGATGAAGTCGTTGGCCGGGTGCAGCGGAAGGTCCCGTTCCTCGCGGGACAGTTCGCAGTGGCGCTGGTGGTCGCGGACGGTGGCATAGCCAAGCCGGGTGGTGCTACGTGGCAGGTTCTCGAACATTTCGGACCCCGTTTCAGATGGCCCGGAAGGGCCGACGGGGTCAATCTATGGCATTCCATAGACCGGTGTCAATGGGATCCCATAGATTGATTAAAAAAAAAGGGCGCCACCGCCGGCGCCCTTCTGGTTCTGTGTTACCGCCCCTTGGCGGCTGCCCTTGTCCGGACGACTCGGGAAATTGCCCAGTTCTTTGCCTGGACCAACCTGACCTGGTCTGCGAAGGCCTCCACTTCCCGAAGGGGAACCCGATGCTCAGCCGAAGCTGATTCGTTCCAGTTCTTCGTGTAGGCGATGGAGCCTGCCTTGGCCTTTACCCCCTGCTCGTAGCAGTCCTGCATCGCTGTCACCGCAGCTTCTTCTGCCGTAGCGTCGACCTTGGCGTATCGCTCCGCGGCTGTTCCGATGCAAGCCGCGTATGGAGAGAAGATCTCCGTAACCCCCTCGATCGGTGAATCAGCGGCTGCTACGGAACCGGCCTGTAGCGCTGCCAGTACAACTGCATAGATGGTCATCCTTCCCAGCTCCCGATCCATCGAACTCGCCCGATCACCTGGATTGGATGTCGGGGACTGTCCAGCCGCTTCGGCTTCCGCCAGTTGTGATCGCCCCGGGGGTTGTCGGCCTTGAAGAACACCAGGTCGTCGATCACCTCGCAGCGCTTCACGTGGTACTCCTTCGCCGCGCCGCCGCCGTCGACCATGATCACGTACATCTGGCCGTCGCGCGGGTTGGTATCGCTGGTGTCGAACAGGATGGCGTCACCGCTGTGGATGCGCGGTTCCATGCTGTCGCCCTTGCCGTACATCACCGCGAGGGCGTTGGGGCGCAGGCGCTTACGGGCCAGCGACTCGGCCCTGAACTTCAGTTTGTGGGTTTCGGCGTATTCCTGGGCCTCGGGACCGCCACCCAGGCCGATGGCCTGCGCGTAGCCGCTGATATCTGCCCAGTCGCTGTCGTCGTTGCTTGCTGCAGTTCCTTCCATGGGCCCCCGGCCGGTTTGCAACCACTTCGGGGATACCCCAAGCGCCTCCGCGATCTGCGGTAGCTGCGTTGTCCCTGCCTGGTCGTTGTTCTCAATGCCGGCGAGGGTGGGGTATTTCACGCGCGCAGCCTCGGCCAGCTGGGGGCGAGACATGCCCCGAGCCTTCCGTGCTTCCTTGATCCGGTCACCTACGGTGTTCATGGAGGTGAGCATTACGGAAAACCATTATGGGATGCCGTTGACAGCAACCTATGGCATCCCATAGGCTGATGCCACCCAACAGGAAACGGCACATGGAAATCACCTGGGCAGACCGAATCAAGGCGCTCGAAGAGCGCGGCTGGACCCTCACCGACATTGGCCGCGCCATCGGCAAGTCGCCGCAGACCGTCAGCGACCTGAAGCAGGGCCGGACGAAGGAGCCGGGCGGCATGGCCGCTGTGCAGCTCCACCACCTCTACGCCACCGGCGCCCGGCCGGCAGCTGCAGGCTGACGTGACCACCTCACCGCGCCTTGGCGGGGAAGGGCACCACGGTGCCCGTGCCGGGCAGCGGTGGCTCACGGCGCCTACGGGGGTATGGGCGCACATCGACCCTTCGACCCTGACGGATCAGGGCGAAGCACTTCCCGCTGATCCACTGGAATTTCAGATCCACGACGTTGGATCGCGGCTTTCGAACTGACCTGGGCATTCAAGGCTTCCATCTGAGAGGCCTTCTTTTTCGCCCGCAAACCCTTGGCAAATAAAGGCAAATCATGGAAAGCATTGGCAAGCAACAGGACAACCTCCGCCTTGTGTTCGGTGTGCACAGCGCGCCGAAGGATGCCCCGCAGAAGCTGCTCCGCCAGATCGAATCGGCCGCGCAGGCCCTGGCGGTATCGATGCAGGCCGGTGGCCACAAGCTGGCGACGATCGCCGCGGCCATTGGCAAGTCGGAGAGCTACGTGTCGCGCATGCGCACTGGCGAACGTCCGATCCCGGCCCGCCTGGTGCTGTCGCTGTGCGCCGCCACCGGCTCGAATCTCATCCGCCAGTACATGGACCTGCAGGCGGCCCTGGAACAGCCCGACCCGCGCTCGGAGATTGCGCGCCTGGCGGGGATGCTGAGGTCTGCCTGATGGACGCCACTGAAAAGGCGCTGCTGGCTGTACGCGTGCTGTGGCACACCGCCGGCTATCTGTTGCTGCTGAAAGGTGCCGCATGAGTACGGACGCGCGGCTGAGTACCGGCCTGCCTGGCCACCCGAAGACCAAGAAGCTTGTGCGCCGGCTCGGGCCATCCGCTGGTTGGTCACTGGTGTGTCTGATCCTGTGGGCACGCGCAAACCGTCCAGATGGCGACCTGTGCGGCATGACGGCCGAGGACATTGAACTGGCTTCGGATTGGGCCGGCGACAACGATGCGCTCGTGCGTGAGCTGGCGTCGGTCGGGTTCCTCGACGGCGATGCTGGATCGTACCGGCTGCACGATTGGGCAGAGCATCAACCCTGGTCTGCAGGTGCTGAGGCCCGGTCGGAGAAAGCTAAGTGGGCCGCGCTGTGTCGCCGGCATGGTCGCCAAGAGGCTGCGCAGCTGATGCCAGAATATGCAGCAAAGCTGCTCAATGCACAGCCCGAGCATGACGAAGGTCTGCCAGTAGCAGGCGAGGGTGTGCAACTAGCAGGATCGAGCAATGCCCCGTCTCCGAATCCGTCTCCGTCTCCGAATCCGTCTCCAACAGCAGAAACTAAATCCTCGCTTTGCTCGGATTCGTCGCCGCAGCTGTCGCTGACGGGCGACCAAGCACCGCCGGCGGCTGCAAAGCTGACCAAGGCCGAGCGCATCCGCCAGATCGCCGAGGACGCCCAGGCTGCGTACAACGCCACGATGGCCAAGCCCCACGGGCTGCTCGCGGCCTGCACGGTGCTGAACAAGCCAAGGATCAAGGCAGTGGAGAAGGCACTGCCCACCGTGCGCCAGCTCTGCCTGCGGCTGTTCGGCAGCGAAAAGGTCACCCCGAAGTTCTGGATCCTGTACTTCGAGACTGCGGCCGATGATGACTTCCACGCTGGTCGGCAGCCGGGCGGCCCCGGGCACGAGAACTGGAAGCCCGATTTCGAGTACCTGCTGCGCGAAACGGTGATTGCCAAGCTGGCCGACCGTGCGCTGTCCGAGGTGGCCCAATGAACGCGCTGCCGGACTACTACCGCGACGAAGGGCTGCGCATGCTGCCGCAGGCGATCGAGGCCGAGCAGGCGGTGCTGGGCGGGCTGATGCTGCGGCCGCAGGCCTGGATGGACGTGCAGGACGTGCTGACCGCGCAGCAGTTCTACCGTCGCGATCACCAGCTGATCTGGCAGGCGATCGAGGACGTGCTGAAGAAGGGCCGCGAGGCCGACCCCGTCACCATCGGCGAATGGTTCGAATCGCGGGGCAAGCTGGAACTGGTTGGCGACGGCGCCTACCTGATCGAGCTGTCGGCCACCACGCCGTCGACGGCCAACATCCGTGGCTATGCCGAGATCGTGGCCGAGACGGCCAAGCGCCGCGCCCTGATCGATGCAGGGCAGGAGCTGATCGACGCAGCCTACAGTCCCGAGGGCCGCAGCGCGCTGGACCTTATCGGCTCTGCGCAGACCCGCATCGGGGGCCTGCTGGACAGCGAGCCGTGCGACCTGGAATCGGTGGCGCCGGTGATGGAGCGTGTGTTCCACCGGCTGGGCGAGAGGGCGAACAACGAGGGCGGCATCAGTGGCCTGACCACCGGCGACCACGACCTGGACGAGCTGCTTGGAGGCCTGCAGCCCGGTGGCCTGTACGTCCTGGCTGCACGCCCGAAGATGGGTAAGACGACCAAGGCAATCAACGTCGCCGAGCATGTGGCGCTGCGCCTGCGTAAGCCGGTCGCGGTGTTCACCTTCGAAATGCAGCCCGAAGAGCTGGGCGACCGCATGCTGGCCAACCAAGCCGGCATCAACGGCACCCGGATCCGCACTGGCAAGCTGGACGACGTCGACTGGGCGAACGCATCCGAGGCAACCCGCAGGCTGTCGCAGGCTCCCATCTTCGTGAGCCGTCCGAAGCGTGCCAGGGTTGAACACGTGTGCGCGCAGATCCGCCGCATGCACGCGCGCGACCCGCTGGGCCTTGTGGTCATCGACTACCTGCAGCTCATGGAAGTGAAGGGCGACAACCGCGCCGCCGGCATCGGCGATATCACCCGGACGCTGAAGCTCACCGCCAGCGAGCTTGGGGTGCCGTTCCTGCTGCTGAGCCAGCTCAACCGCGAGCTGGAAAAGCGGACGGACAAGCGGCCAATCGTCGCCGATCTGCGCGATTCAGGCTCAATCGAACAGGACGCGGACGCGGTGATCTTCATTTACCGCGACGAGATCTATAACCCCGGCAGCTCCTGGGCGGGCACCGCCGAGCTGATCGTGGCCATCCAGCGCAACGGTGCGCCCGGCGTGGTCCGGCAGCTGTACCAGCCCGAGTACTTCCGGTTCTCGCCGCTGCCTGAGTACTGGCAGCCCAAGCAGACCAGCGCCAGCGCACCCGCCGCCGGCACCGCACCCAGGCAGAAACGCGGCTTTGCCGGCGTTGCCGCTGCCCGCCAACAGGAGGACTGAGCGTGAAGAACAACACCTTCATCCTGCGGATCGAGAACGCCCGGGACGCGATGAAAGCAGCGTGGCTGTTCGCCTGCGAGTACCTGCAGGTAGGGCGCGCCGTCCGCGTCACGGTCGAGGAACACAAGCCTTGCCGCAGCCTCGAGCAAAACGCCATGTTCCACGCCATCTGTGGCGAGCTCGCCAAGCGGAAGAAGTGGGCCGGCCGCTACATCGATGACGAGGGCTGGAAGCGGCTGCTCGTCGATGCCTGGGCGCGCGAGTCCAACCGGCAGCAGGGCGACGTTGTCCCGTCCCTGGACGGCGCCAGCATCGTCAACCTGTCGATCCAGACCCGGCGCATGACGGTGGCCGACATGGCCGACCTGATTACCTTCGCGCAGAGCTGGGCAGTGAAGAACGACGTGCTGCTGCGCGACGTGGCTCCGCGCCGCGACCAGCGCCTGGCCGAGCAGGCGGTGGCATGAGGACGAAGAACGCCAAGGCTTTCACCCGGCAGGAAGAGGATCACGTCCGCCTTGTGAAGCTCTGCCCCTGCAGCGTGTGCGGCAGGCCACAGCCGAGCGAGGCCCACCACATCCAGCAGGGCGACCACTTCACGACCGTGGCGCTGTGCACCGACTGCCACCGCGGCAGTTTCAACGGCTGGCACGGCGAAAAACACATGTGGCTGGTGATGAAGATGAACGAACTGGACGCACTGAACGTGACGATCCGCAACGTGCTGCTGCTGATGAAAAGGGGACACCTGTGACCATGCGACTGACCTTCGGCATCGACCCCGGCCTGTCCGGCGCGATCGCCACCCTGATCGACGGCGAGCCCGGCCCGGTGCTGGACATGCCCACCATGGACGTGGACGGCTGGGGCGAGATCGACGCCCGCGCGGTGACGGTGTTCATCCGCGAACAGCGCGCCAACCACCCTGGGGCCTACGTGTCCGCCTGCATCGAGAAGGTGGGCGCACGCCCCGGCGACGGCGGCACCAGCGCATTCCGCTTCGGCCAGGGCACGGGGAAGCTGCAGGCCATCCTCGAGGTGCTTGGCATCCCGACCACTCGGGCGATCCCGGCTGTGTGGAAGCGAACCTTCGGCCTCCTGAAGCAACCCAAGGACGCTGGGCGCCTCCTGGCCTGTGCCCGATTCCCCGCGGCAGCCAAGACCATGAGTAGGAAGAAGGACAACGGCCGAGCCGATGCCCTGCTCATCGGTCTGTGGCACGAGAACACCCAGCTCGGAAGCCATCTGCTGGGAGGGGAGGGGGAAACTGCCCCTGCTGCGCCTCGCGTGCGCGCGCGCGTTTGCGACGAAGCGGCGGCCTGAGCATGCGGCGGCTGGCGACAGACCCTGATCGCGTCGACTGGTTCCAGGTCCTCACCGACCTGAGCCGGAAGGGCGTGCCGGTGCTGGCCGTGTCGTCAGCCATCGGCGTGCCTCAGTCGACCATCCTGGGGTGGAAGCAAGGCGCGGAACCGAAGTTCGCAGACGGCGAGCGGCTGGTGGCGCTGTGGCTGGGCCTGACTGATCGCCCCATCGAGCAGCTGCCGCGCATGGGGAAATAGTCGGGAATCCGCATGGGCGGGTGGCGAACACTCCGGGCTGTTCGCCACCCATGCATCCCACAGGAGCAGCACATGCCCGCGCCCGAACTGACCGTGAAAGTCCCCGGCGAAACCGCCGACACCAGCGCCGTCGCCGCCACCACCACGCCGCCGGACGAGCGCCTGGCCGCCGTCCTGACCCTGTCCAAGCAGACCGTCGCGGTTATCTCCGAGGCGCTGCCCGGCCTGGTGGCTGGCGACCTGATTGCCCTGCGCGACCTCGAGGTGGCCGGCGACAACCGCAAGGGCGTCCTGGCAGCCATCGAGGCCGAGGACAAGCGCCGTGCCGAGCTGGGCTCTACTGACCCGATTGCCCCAGCCGACCCACTGCCTGCCGACCTGTGCGTGGTCATCGCCGGCGCACTGTTCGACTTCGCCGGCTTCCTCACCACGCGCGACAAGGTCATCGCCCTGGGCGCATCCGAGGAAGCTGGCGCGGCCGTCGAAGCGATCGAGGAATGGGCCGCTACCCGTGGCCTGTCGCTCGATGAGGCTGCCGTGGGTGGCTGGCGCGAGCTGGGTGTGGATCTGGTCGAAGCGGCAGCACAACCCCCGATTCCGGTCGCAGAACTGCCGAAAGCGGAAGTGAATGCGCCGCGCACCGCTGGCCAGGCCGTGCTGACCCCCGACGGCTGGGTCGTCCCCGAGCCGCAGCCGAAGGCCTGAGCCATGTGCGGCAACAAGGCCAAGATCATGGACCCGGCCGGGCTGCTCACCGGCAAGAACGCCAAGTACGCGGATCCGCTCGGCATCACCAAGACGGCCATTGGCGATCCCACCGGCGACCTTCGGAAGGAGCGCCAGCGCATCGCCGCCCAGGAGGCGGCCGACCGCAAGGCCCAGGAGGACGCCAAGAACGTCCTACCGAACGCCCTGGCCGATGCCCGGCGCCTGGCCGCGCAGTCCACGGAATCCACCCTCAACCAGCGACTGAAGCGGCGCAGTTCCTTCGCCGTAAGTCTGCCGGGCTCTGCAGGAGGCTGACCCCATGTGTGGGAAACCCAAGGCACCCAAGGTCGTCGAACGCGACCCCGTGGCCGACCAGCGCGCCGCTGAGGCGCAGGCCACCACCCAATCCAACCTCGAGCTGGCATCGCGCCGCCGCCGCCGCCGCGAGTCGTCGCTGCTGACGCTGGGAGCGCAAGGCCTGGCCGGTGGCAGCGGTGGCCGCTCGCTGCTGGCCAGCGCTGTTGGCAAGTCGACCCTGGGCGGTGCCTGATGAGCGCCGGTGCCCGCATCCACAAGCGCCTCGGCGAGCTGAAGTCTCGCCGGCAGATCCACGAACCCACGTGGCGCCACTGCTTCGAAATGACGTACCCGCTGCGCGCCGATGGCTTCGACGGCCAGCAGCTGGACGCACAGCAGGGCATGCGCAAGCGCGGCGAGATCCTGGACAGCACCGGCACCGACGGCTGCCGCATCCTGGCCTCGGGGATCATGTCGGGCTTGACCCCGGCCAACTCGCGTTGGTTCGAGCTGGACGTGGAGCAGGCCACCGACGACGAGAAGGAATGGCTCGGCGAGGCTGCCGATACCGTCTGGACCAACATCCATCAATCCAACTTCGACGCCGAAGGCTACGAGGGGTGCCTGGACGCGGTCGCTGCGGGCTGGTTCGTCCTCTACATCGACGAGGCGCCGGACGGTGGTTTCAGCTTCCAGCAGTGGCCGATCTCCACCTGCTACGTGGCCAGCACCCGCGCCGATGGCCTGGTCGACACCATCTATCGGGAACACAGGCTTTCGGCCGAGGCTGCCGCCGCGCAGTTCGGGGCCGAGAACCTGAGCGAGCAGCTGCAGAAGCTGGTGAAGGACAAGCCGCTGGAACTGGTGAGCTTCATCACCTGCATCGAGCCGCGGCCCATGCACGTGGTGGGCGCGCGCCTGTCCAGGAACCTGCCCTTCGCGTCCTGTGTGGTCGAGGCCAACACCAAGCACCTGGTGCGCGAGTCGGGCTACCACGAGTTCCCCTGTGTGGTGCCGCGCTGGATGCGCCTGCCGAACAGCGCCTATGGCGTCGGCCCGGCCTTCGACGCGCTGCCCGACATGCGCATGCTCAATGAGCTGAAGGCCATGCAGCTGGCCGCGGCGGATATCGCCATCGCCGGCATGTGGATCGCTGAGGACGACGGTGTCCTGAACCCGCGCACGGTCAAGGTCGGCCCGCGCAAGGTCATCGTGGCCAACTCGGTCGACTCGATGAAGGAGCTGAAGACCGGCAGCGACTTCCAGCTGGCCGAGTACATGGTGACCCACCTGCAGGCGGCGATCCGCAAAATCTTCATGGCCGATCAGCTGCAGCCGCAGGACGGCCCGGCCATGACGGCCACCGAGGTGCATGTGCGGGTGGAGCTGATCCGCCAGCTGCTGGGCCCGATCTATGGCCGCCTGCAGGCCGAGTACCTGCGCCCCATGGTTACCCGCTGCTTCGGCATCGCCGCCCGCGCCGGCGTGCTGGGTCAACCGCCTGAATCCCTGGCCGACCGCGAGTACACGGTGAAGTACGTCTCGCCGCTGGCCCGCGCGCAGCGCCTCGAGGAAGTGACCGCGATCGAGCGCCTGGTGCTGAACATGGGCGCGCTGGCAAAGGCCACTGGCGATTCCAGCGTGTTCGACCAGCTGGATACCGCCGCGGCCATTCGCATCACCGCCGAGGGGTTGGGCGTTCCACCGGACGTGCTGCGCAGCCAGGACGAAGTGCTGGAAGTCCAGCAGGCCAAGCAGCAGGCAGCGGACGAGCAGCGGCAGGCAGCGGCCGTTGAACAGGTGGCCATGGGCGCAGCACAGCAGGCCGTTGGCCAGCAGGCCGCCGCATGACCGACCAGCGCGAACGAGTGACGCCGGACATGTACGCCCGGGTGTTCGAGAACCACGCCGAGGGGGCGCTGATCCTCGAGGACCTGGTGCGGCGCTTCGGCGGTAACCCCTACGTCCGCGGCGGCCTGGACGGCCAGCGGCAGACGGATTTCAACGCGGGGGCGCTGTCGGTCCCCACCTTCATCCTCAATCAGATCAACCGAGCGAACGGAGCAGAACCCGATGAACATGAGCAGCAACCATGAAGACACCTCGGCCGCAGGCGCAGGCGGTACCGATGCCGCAGCAGCAGCTGCCGGCGCGGCGGGCGCGGGAGACGCTGCCTCGCTACTCCAACAAGGCGCGGGAGAGGAAGCCGCGTGGCTGCCGGAGAAGTACCGTGTAAAGGTCGACGGCAAGGACGAAATCGACTTCCAGGCGTCGGCCCGCAAGCTGGGTGAGGGTTACAGGGCACTCGAGGCGAAGCTGGGCAGCGGCGCCACCGGCACAGTGCCGGAGAACCCCGACAGTTATCAGCTGGCCGTGCCGACCGATGCCGAAGGCAAGGCCCTGGTCGAAGGCGTTGACCTGCAGGACTTCATGGCCGATCCGATCTACAAGGATCTGGCAGCCAAGGCTCACGCGAAGGGCATCAGCAACGAGGCTATGCAGTTCTTCGTGGGCGAATACCTGCAGTTCGCGCCACAGCTGTTCGAGGCCAACCTGCAGCTGGGCGCCGATGAGGCCCGACAGACCCTGTCGGCAGTGTGGAAGGACGACGCAGCCATGAAGGCGGGCCTGGCGAGCGCCGCCCGCGCCGCCCAGGGCTTCGCAGCACCGGCCGGCCAGCCCGGCAACTACGACAACGTGATGCAGAAGTTCGGCAACGACCCTGACTTCCTGGCGCTGATGGCCAGCATCGGCAAGGAAATGGGCGAGGACAAGCCGATCAGTTCGGACCCGGTGGCGGCAGCTGACTGGCAGGATCAGGTGGATGCCCTGAAGGCCAACCCGGCCTACATGGACAAGAGCCATCCGCAGCACGCCAGCGTCGTGCGTCAGGTGAGCGACATGTATCAGAAGCGCTACGGCACCCAGCAGCGGCAGCTCGGCGCAACAGCCGTTCGCTGATCGCCACACGTCCCGAAAGAGCCCCGCCAAGCGCGGGGCTTTTTTGTTCCCGTGCAAATAGTCGGGATTCCGAATGGGCCGCACAGCCATCCTGCCAGCCATCGGCCCGGGGTGGCACCCGGATACCCGCGAAAGCCCGCGACGTTGCCACGCGAACCGCACGGCCCCGCAAGGGACACCCGGGCAGGCACGAGCCCCCTTCAAACCCTTCGGAGCCCTATATGAGCCAGCAGATTACCGAAGCCTTCGTGCAGCAGTTCGCGGACAACTTCCGCCACGTGGCCCAGCAGATGCCGTCCCGCCTCGAGTCCTGTGTGACCATCGAGTCGGGCATCGTCGGCATGTCCAAGTCCATCAACTTCCTCGGCCAGCGCACCGCACAGCGCCGCCTGGTGCGTCACGGCGACACCCCGATCAACGACCAGCAGCACGGTACCCGTTTCGTCGACCTGTACGATTGGGAAGACGGCGACATGATCGACGACCTGGACAAGGTCCGCATGCTGGTCGACCCGACCAGCGACTACGTCAAGGCCATGGTGTCGGCGTTCAACCGCTCCAAGGACGACGTGATCATTGCCGCTGCCCGTGGCAACTCGCGCGCCACCGCCGGCAACATCATCCTGCCGGCCACGCAGAAGATCGCAGTAGGCGGCGCCGGCCTGACCAAGGCCAAGATCATCCAGGCGAAGGGCATGTTCCGCCGCAACGAGGCGGACGAAGAGAACGGCGAAGAGCTGTACATGGCCTATACCGCTCAGATGCTGCAGGACGTCCTGAGCGACACCACCCTGACGTCTGCCGACTTCCTGGCTGTGCAGATGCTGCAGAACGGTTCGCTCAAGGGTAAGTGGATGGGCTTCAACTGGATCCCGACCGAGCGCCTGGACAAGGTCGGTACCACTCGCTTCGGCCTGGCGTGGGCCAAGTCCGGCATCACCCTCGGCATCGGCAAGGACACCACCACCGAAGTCGGCAAGGACCCGGGCAAGGGCTTCAACACCCGCGTGTACGGCAAGCAGGCCATCGGTGCGGTGCGCTCCGAGGAAGTGAAGGTCGTCGAAATCGCGTGCCAGGAAGCCTGATCCATCCGGCGCAGCGGCTTCGGCCGCTGTTCCACCCAACCCATTCGCATACGAGGTAGCCACCATGGCAGTCGTCAACAAGCTCTCCGCCGCACTCGCCCAGCGCGACGGCGTGCCCTCCCAGCTCAACAGCAACGCCGCGCCGACCAAGCTGGCCACCGGCCGCGTGAAGGAATCCATCGGCGTGATCGCAGTGGCCAACGGCGACAGCGCGGCCAGCGTGCTGCGCCTGTTCTCGGTGCATTCCAGCTGGCGCGTGAGCGCGCTCCTGCTGTCCTGCACCGCGATCACCGCCGCCGCCGCCGATATCGGCCTGTACGACCTGCCGACCCGCAATGCCGGCGCAGTCGTGGATGCCGATCTGTTCGCCTCGGCCGCTGACCTGGCCACCGCGCAGAACGGCACGAACGTCCTGATCGAGTCGGGCACCGTGACCCCGGACAAGCTGGAATGGCCGCTGTGGCGCGTGCTGGGTCTGGCCGCTGACCCCGGCCTGTACTACGACGTGGCCGCCACGCTGACCGCAGGCGCGACTGCCGCCGGCAGCATCGCCCTGAAGGGCCACTTCATCGACGGCAACTGATCCAGGTTTCCAACCCGGATAGCAACAGGGACACCATCCGGGCGCCGAGTGCGCCCGGCTTTTTTTGAGGGCCGCGCACCATGACTGACCCCATCACGATCTGCTCCAACGCGCTGATGATGCTCGGCGCCAAGCCGATCGCCAGCTTCAGCGAGTCCGAAGGCGCGGGCTCGAACCTCGATCGAGCCAAGCTCTGCGCTGCGCTGTACCCCGGCCTGCGGTTGGCCATCCTGCGTGGCCACTACTGGAACACGTGCGCCAGGCGCATGCAGCTCTCGCCGGATGAGGTGAGGCCCGCCTTCGGCTATGCGTACCGATTCCGCCTGCCGGGCGACTGGCTGCGCACCTGGGGCGTGGGCGATCGCAACACCCGCGGACGTCTCGATTACCGCACCGAGGGGCGCTACCTGCTCTGCGACGAGCCGATCATGCCGCTGCTCTACGGCGCCGACGTTCCCGAAGATCAGTGGGACACCCTGCTGGTGGACGTGATGACTGTCGCTGTGGCTGCGCGCCTGGCGTACCCGATCACCGCCAGCACCAGCGTGGAGGAAGCCAAGAAGATCGAGCTGCGCGACCTGCTGCGCGAGGCCAGGGCCACCGACGGCCAGGACGATCCGCCGGAGACGTTCGGCGACTTCCCGCTGCTGCAGAGCCGGATGAGGGGCTGACCATGCGCCTGACCCCCGCTCAAACCAACTTCACCGCCGGCGAGATCAGCCCGAAGCTCTACGGGCGCAGCGATATCGACCGCTACCGCAACGCGGCCGAGATCCTCGAGAACGTCATCATCATGGTGCAGGGTGGCGTGCAGCGCCGGCCAGGCCTGCGCTACTGCGCGCACGCCAAGCACCAGGACAAGTACGCGGCGCTGGTCCCCTACGTCTTCAGCCGATCGCAGGCCTACATGCTCGAGGTCGGCGACGCCTATATCCGGGTGTTCCTCGAGAACGGCGCACAGGTGCTGGTTGAGTCGAGTCCGGGCGTGTTCGCCCCGTTCGAGATCGTCACCGACTATGCCGAGGCCGACGTGGCCGCGATCGACTACGTGCAGAGCGGGGACACGATGTTCCTGTTCCACCCGGACTACGTGACCCGCCGCCTGCGCCGTTTCGGCGATGCCTCGTGGATCCTCGAGGCGGTGCCGTGGGTGGAAGAGCCCTTCGGCGAGGTGGGCTATGCCCCGCCGGTGAGCATGACGCTGGACAGCCTGGCGCTCGGCCCTGGGCGCACCATCACCACCAGCGCAGATGCGTTCCTCGCCGCAGACGTTGGCCGCGAGATTGAGGCCCTGGGCGGCCTGGCGGTCATCACGGCGGTTACCAGCCCGACCACCGCGACGGTCGACACGCAGACGCCTTTCCCTGCGCTGACCACCGCGGCTGGGCAGTGGGTGATCACCGGCAGCCCGTTGGCCGTGCTGACCCCCACCTACCCGGGCGGTGGGGCGAACGATCTGCCGCCGGTTGGCGCCTCGGTGACGCTGACCCTGGACGCGCCTGGCTGGCGCTCGGTGGACGTGGGCAAGTGGGTAGAGCTGAACGCCGGGCTTGTGCAGATCGATGCGGTCAGCTCGTCGACGGTGGCCACGGCGACTGTCCGGCGCGCGCTCACGGCGTTGGTGGCAGTGCCTGCCTTGGCCTGGGTGCTGAAGGGTACGGTGTGGGGCGGCCGCAACGGCTACCCGGGCACGGGAACGTTCTTCGAGCAGCGCCTGTGGCTGGCTGGCTCGCGCGCGTTCCCGCAGACCGTGTGGGGTTCGCGCATCGGCGAATACCTCAACTTCGAGCTGGGCACCAACGACGACGATGCGGTGTCGTTCGATCTGGCCAGCGATCGCCAGAACCTCATCCGGCACCTGACCCAGGTAAACGCCCTCGTGGCGCTGACCAACGGCGGCGAGTTCACCCTGCAGGGCAGCCTGGACAAGCCGATCACGCCCACCAACGTGCAGATCCGCAACCAATCCAGCTTTGGCTGCGGCGACGTCTCGCCCGAGCGAGTGGGCCGGGAGCTGGTGTTTACCCAGCGTGCCAACCGCAAGCTGCGCGCCCTGTCTGCCGACCGCATCGACACCGCGCAGTACGGGGCACCGGAACTGACCGTGTTGGCCGACCACATGACCGCGGGCGGCATCACCGGCAGCGCCTACGAGGCCGAGCCCGACTCGCTGCTGCATTGCGTGCGCACGGACGGCCAGCTGGCAACCTGCGCCCTCGATCGCGACCAGGAGGTGGTCGGCTGGTCCAGGCAGGTGACAGACGGCCGGTTTATCTCGGTGGCCACGCTGCCGCGCACGGACAGCGACCAAACCTGGGCGATCGTCAGCCGCACCGTGAACGGGGTGCAGCAGCGCTATGTGGAGCGCTTCGACCGTGACGTGATGACCGACGCCTGTGTCACCGCCACCAGCGTTGCAGGCGACACCACCTGGCTGGGCCTCGGCCACCTCGAGGGGAAGACGGTCAAGGTCAAGGCAGACGGCGTGGCGCTGAACGACCGTGTTGTGGCTGGCGGCCAGATCACCATCGAGCGGGCCGCCAAGCAGATCGAGATCGGGCTGGGCTTCTCGCCGCGCGTGAAGCTGCTGCGGCCGGAAATGTACAGCGATTCGGGATCTGCGCAGAGCAGCAACATCCGCGTTTCCGAGGTCGTGGTGCGCGTTCTCAACTCCACCGGCCTGCTGGTCAACGGCCAGGTGATGTTCGCGCGGAAAACCGGCCTCGGCGTGTTGGACCAGCCGCCGCCGCTGCTGACCGGCGATGAACGGGTCGAACAGCTGGGCTGGGAGATGGGCGACTTCCGCATGGAGATCACCCAGCCGCAGCCGTATCCCTTCCACCTGCAGGCAGTGATTACAACCATGACGGTGAACAAATGATCCGCCACGCGACCAACGACGACATGGGCGCAATGCTGATGCTGGCCGAGCAGATGCACGCCGAGTCGGACTACCGCCGATTCCCCTTCGCCATCGACAAGATGGCGCGACTGTTTCAGGCGCTGATGGACGGGCAGGGCGTGGTCCTGGTCGCCGAGCAGGCCGGCCGCGTGGTCGGTGTGATGGCTGGCTACTGCGAAGAAAGCTGGTTCACCCCCGCGAAGGTGGCTGGCGAATACGGCGTGTTCGTCGAGCCCGGCGCCCGTGGCGCTGCGCTGGCCGCTGGGCTGGTGCGCGCCTTCTGCGCCTGGGCGAAGGAGCAGGGCGCCGACCTGATCCAGGTGGGCGTCACCACCGGAGTGACCACTGACCGCACGGCCCAGCTGTACGAACGGCTTGGCTTCCGCCGCACCGGCATTGTTTTCGAGTTCGAAGGAGACTGAACCATGGGTATGGCAGTAATCCCGGTCATCCAGTGGGGCGCATTGGCGCTCAGTGCCGGCGCCGCTATCTACCAGGGCGAGCAGCAGAGCAAATACAACAACTATCTCGCAGCCCAGGCAGAAGCAGACTCGCGCGCCGAGCGTGGCGCCGCGCAGGTCGAGGCCGAGCGCATCCTGAAGGCGTCGAAGCGACAGCGCAGCGAAGCGGTGGCGGCGCTGGCAGCGTCCGGTGTCGACGTGAACAGCTCCACCGCGCTGAAGATCGACGAAGAGATTTCCCGCGGCGCTTCCGAAGACGCATTCCTGACCCTGACCGGCGGCAACGACCGCGCCGCACGCCTCAACGCTGAGGCTGCCGGAGCACGCTATGCCGGCCAGCAGGCGCGGACCAGCGGCTACATCAATGCGGGGACGTCGCTGCTCAGCTCTGGCTCGAGCATTGCCCGCGGATGGAAGCGCACCAGCAGCCTGAGCGGGGGGCGCTGATATGGCACGCATCGATATCGGCCAGTTCGGCCAGGGTGGCGGCACCGCGCCGCTGGTGCGTTCCCGCGTCAGTGGTGCAGGCGTAGGAGACGTCGCGCAGGCGGTGGGACAGCTGGGCGGTGTTGCCGCGCAGCTGGGCGCATCCATGGCAGCCGAGGATGCGCGGGAGGCTGAGGGCCTGGCGCGCGCCAAGGCTGCCAATGCCCAGCTCGACTACGAGCTGCAGGTGGGCGACGTCCAGCGCAAGCTCGAGGACGACGTGGCCACCGGCAACGTGCCGTATGCCGAGGCGGCGAGTCGCTACCAGGAAGCCGTCGGCAAGATCGAGAAACCGGCCATTGCCGGCCTCACTCCCGATTTGCAACTGGCCTACGATCGCGGGCTGCAGCGCACTGTTACTGCCGGCCAGCTCGGCGTCGATCGGGTGGCGCGCACGGCCAAACGCGCCGACTTCCGCGGGCAGTTCGACGCTGCCCTGGACAAGCTGGGCAAGATCGCCGGCATGCCCGGCGCCGATATCGCCGCGGTCAACCAGCGGGCGCAGGCCTTCGCGCCGCTGGCCAAGCAGGCCGGCCTGAGCGACGCAGCAGTGGGTAAGGCCCTGCAGGACTTCTACGACCGCACCTGGACGTCGCAGGCCACCCAACGGGCGATCTTCGCCCGCGAGGATCCCGCGGCGCTGAAGACGCTGGAAACCGACCTGTCCAGTAGCGATGGCTTCTATGCCGACAAGCTGGATCCCGAGAAGCGCAACGCGCTGCTGTCGCAGGTGATGACCCAGCAGCAGACCCTGCAGGACCGGGCAGAACGGGCGGCCGATCGCATCGACGCGAAGGCGCAGCGCGTGCTGGGCCAGATCGATCGGCAGATCGCCAGCGCCGTACCGGCAACGCCGGAAATGTGGACGGCTTGGGCCGATTCGATGAAGGGCGCCAGCCCGGACGTGCGTGCCGAGTTCGACCAGCGCGTGGCCGAGGAAAAGGAAGTCCAGAAGGTGCTGCGCATGCCGACAGCACAGCAGCAGACCTACCTGCAGAAGGCCGAGGCAGAGCTGGCCACCGCCGGTGGCACCGTGCAGCGCAAGGAAAACCTGGCGCGCACGCGCTCGGCGATCGAGGCGGCGCAGAAGCAGCTGGACGAGACGCCGCTGCTGTTCAACGCTTCGCGCGAAGGTGGCGAGGTTGAGCCGCTGAACCTGGCAGCGCTGGCCAGTCCGGCCGACGCCTGGGAGGTGGGTGCGCAGCTGCAGAACCGTGCGGCCACCATCGACGGCATGCGCAAGCGCTACGGCTCGCAGGTCCAGATGGCTGTGCTGCTGCCGCAGGAAGTGCAGGCGCTCGGCGAGCAGCTGAAGCAGGGGACCAGCCGGCAGCAGGCAGAAATGCTGTCGCAGCTGCGCACGGCGACCATGGATGACAAGGTGTTCAACGCGGCCATGAAGCAGCTCGCGCCCGAGCAGCCGGTGGTCGCCTACGCCGGCATGCTGGCCACCCGTGAGCGCGCACAGGTGACGCTGCAGAAACACTGGTTCAAGGATGACGAGGCGGCCAACGGCCGGGACGTCGCCGCCACCATGCTCGAGGGCAACCGGCTGCTGCAGGGAAAGGGTGATTCCAAGTTCCCGCTGCCACCGGAAAAGGAGTTCCGCGACCAGTTCACCCGCGATACCGGCGCGCTGTTCGCTGGCCGGCCAGGTGCTGCGGACGTCGCCATGCAGGCGGTGCGTGCGTACTACACCGGCCAGTCTGCTGCCGACGGCGACCACTCGGCCGAGGTCAACAGCGACCGCATGAAGAAGGCGATCACTGCGGCGCTGGGCGAGGTGGTCGACGTCAACGGGCGGGGTGAGGTGCTGGCGCCATGGGGCATGGGCTCGGACACGTTCGAGGATCAGGCGGAGCAGGCATTCACCGAGTCCGCAAGGGCGGCGGGCCTGCCCGACACCGTGGTGGGCAGCTTCAGCAAGTACGGTCTGCGCCAGCAGAGCGAGCGCACCTACTACGTGACCCGCGGGCGTGAATTCTTGACCACCAAGGATGGGAAGCCCCTGACCATCACTATCACCGGGAGCGGCCGATGAGCGTTTTCGATCTGGACGAGCAGGGCCGCAAGCAGCTCGACGAGCAGGCAGTGGCCCATCCGCTGGACCTGTCGAAGGTGAAGCCCGGCTTTTGGGACAACTTCCTGCCGGCGACGGGCATGCAACTGCTACAGGGCGGCGCTCATGCCGGAAAGTCCACAATGGTGCTCGGCTCCATCCCAGTGGTGGCGCGAGACGATTACCTTTCGTCCTTTATGACCGACGACGTGGCCGACTTCCTGCAGGCGCAGGGCGTAGCCAACCCTGTCCGAGGCCATACCACGGCAGGGCAGGACGCCTATTTCGAGGACGTGGTGGAGGGACTGGGCGACAGAGCGATTGAAGCCTGGACGCCCGACCCTGCCGAAACCGGCACCGCTGGGCGGGTACTGGGCGGGCTTGCGCAGATCGTGCTTCCTCTGGCGGCGACCGGCGGAAATCCAGCGCTACTGACTATGACTGAAACCCTTTCGCGCCCTGCATCACTGGTGAAAGAAGGGGTGGACGCGAAGACGGCTATCGGTGTCGGCGTAGTATCAGGCGCCACTGCCTATGCGGGCATGCGGTTGCCGCCTGCATTCGGATCAACGCTGGGTCAGCGTATTGCATCGGGTGCGGGACTAAACCTGGCTCTTGGCACAGCAGGCGCGGCGGTCCAGCACCAAGCGTTGAAGAGTGGCGGTTACGAGAAGCAGGCGCAGGCATACGACCCCGCGGATATCGAAGCCAGGACCGTTGATCTTCTGACAGGCGCTGTTTTCGGTGGGATCGCTCACGCAGGCGCCCCACGGGTGCCGCTCGATCAGCGCGATGCGCTGTTGACTGCGCGCAACGCCGATCGTTTCCAGCGCACCGCCACCGAACCGCTGGTGGCCGATGAGGGCGCGGCCATCCGTGGCCAGGACGCGCTGCAGGACGCGCTCGAGCAGCTGGCCCGCGGCGAGCCGGTGAATGTGGTCGACACCATCCGGCCGTCGGACTTCCTGCTGCCCGTGGCCGATCAGGCGCCGGCACCGGAAGCCGCCGCGCTGGGCGGGTATCAGGCGTTCCGCCGAGCGCTCGAGTCCGGTGGCCGGGCCGATGCCCGCAACCCGGAATCCAGCGCCCTGGGGATTGACCAGTTCACTGCCGGCACCTGGCGCCGAATGGTGGCCAAGACCAAGCCGGAATGGGCGCAGGGACTGGACGACGCGCAGCTGCTGGCGCTGCGAGCCGATCCGGCGCGATCAACGGAAATGGTTGCCGCGCTGGACGCGGAGAACGCCGCAGGTCTGCGTGCTGAGGGCCTGCCGGTTGATGCCTACACCCTGTACGCCGCGCACCACTTCGGCCTCGCCGGCGGTCGGCGCTTCGCCCGGTCGGACGGCGCCACTCCGATGGAGCGGATCCTGAGCCGCGGCCAGCTCGAGGCCAATCCCTACCTGCGGGGCCTGACGAAGGATGAAGCGGTCGCCAACTGGAACCAGCGCGCCAAGCGCGCCGGCGTGCTGCCGGATGGGGGCCTGGTTGACACCGATCCCGCTGGGCAGGCCCTGCGCGAACGCCTGGTGACGGACCCGGACAAACTGCTGCGCGACTATGCGGCGCTCGAAGACTCCGACGGCGGCCGGGTGCTGAACACCGACACTGCGCGCGAGCTGTCGCCGGAATACCTGGCCGACCGCACACGCAGCGCGGACGTGCACGAGGCGGCCAGCGACACCATCAAGCTGCTGTACGAGCAGAAGTTGGCCCAGCCCACCCCGGAGGGCTTCGATTCGACGGTGTTGTTCACCGCCGGCGGCACCGGAGCGGGAAAGACCAGCGGCATGAAGGCCATGGGCGATTCGATCGGGCGGCCCGAAATCATCTACGACACGAACATGAACACCCTGTCCTCAGCGGTGGACAAGATCGAGCAGGCCCTGGCTGCCGGCCGTGACGTGGATATCGTCTATGTGTACCGGGATCCGGTAGATGCCCTGGTCAATGGGGCTATCCCCCGTGCTCAGCGCCAGGCCGAGCGCTACGGCTCCGGCCGCACCGTGCCCCTGCGGGAGCATGCCAGGACTCATGCCGGCGTCCGGCCGACCATCGAAGCGATCGCGGCTCGCTATGCGGACGACCCCCGCGTGAAGGTGACCGCCATCGACAACAGCCAGGGGAAGGGCAAGCAGAAAGTGGTCGATCTTGCAAGCCTTCCCCGTGTAGAGGAAGATAGTCTCCATGGCAGCCTCCAAGACGCCCTCGATCAAGCCCGCACCGGCGGACTCGCGGAAGACCTCTACCGAGGATTCCGCGGCCCAGGAAGCGGCGCACCAGCAGCGCTGGCGGGAGATCGGGCTGGAAATGGCCCAAGCCAAGGCCGAGCGCAAGGCTCGCCTGGCCGCGAAGCCGGCAGCCGCGGCGAAGTAAGCCCCGCTCCCGAAACGCCCCTCGATGCCGCCCGTCAGCTGGCGGCGCAAAACCCTGATGCCTCGATCGTAGTCGGCGCCGATGCCGACGGCGGCGCCGTGCACCGCACCGTCGCTGACGAGGTCGCCGATATCGAGGCCGATCTGGCCCGAGCAACCACCGATGCCACCGCCTTCCAGGCGGCCGTCAACTGCTTCCTGCGGAGGGGATGATGCAGCCTGCATGCGTTCAAGAAGTGGCCGCCGCCATTGGCCGCGAGCCCACCACCACCGAAGTGGCCCGGATCGAGACGGATCTGGCCAGGCACATGCGCCAGCTGGCGCGCACCGATGACCAGTGGCGCACGTTGTCGCACGAGCAGCGCCTGCAGCGTGCAGCGGAAGCCGCGCAGGCTGAGGCCATCGCAGATGCTGAGAAGGCCGCGTTCCGCCGGGCTTCGCGGCTGACGGCGCAGGTTCGGGAAACTGAGCGTCAGGCCGCGCGTGCGGCGCAACTGGCCGCGCAGGGGGTGAAGAACCCGCATCACTCCGCGCTCTTCGAGCGCATGCGCCAGGCCGACGACTACATTTCGGGCGTTCGCAACGAGTACCTGTCGGAGCTGGTCGACGCCGTACAGGCTGTGGAACCGAAGTTCCTGGGCCTGATGCACGACCCTGATTCAGTTCGAGCATTCGCCCGCGCGGTGGTGGACGGCGATACCAGCGACCCGAAGATGGCCAAGGCCGCCGCCACCTACATTGCCGCGCTCGAGGACATGCGCCTGCGTTCGAACGCCGCCGGTACCGACATTGGCCGGCTCGACTATGGCTATCTGCCGCAGCCCCACGACGTGGGCCGCATCGCCAAGGCTGGCAAGGATGCCTGGGTCGATTACGTGTTCCCGCGCCTGCGCCGCGAGCAGTACCTGCGCGAGGACGGCGAGGCCATGGGCGATGCTGAGGTGCTGGACCTGCTGGGGAAGGCATACGACACGATTGCCACTGAGGGCCGCAACAAGCGCGTGCCGGGTGCTGCAGGGCAGGGCTCGCGCGCCAGCCGGTTCGACGATGCCCACCGCGTGCTGCACTTCAAGGACGCCGACAGCCATCTGGACTACCTGGCCGACTTCGGCCGCGGGTCGATGATGGATGCGATCCTGGGCCACGTCGGCGGCATGGCCAAGAACATCGGCTTGATGGAAGAGTTCGGCGCCAATCCCAACAGCACCTATCGACTGCTGAAGGACACCGCCGAGAAGGCCGACAATGTGACCGGCGCCCGCGCGGCCTGGCACGAGCTGGCGACCCTCGACATGACCTGGGACACGCTCACGGGCGTGACTGCACAGCCAGTAAGTCCAGCGATGGCGCAGTTCTTCCAGGGCGTGCGCAACTTCACCGTGGCGGCAAAGTTGCAGAGTGTGATGCTGTCCTCGATCACGGACGCCCCACTGCAGGTGCTGGTCGCGCGCTCGGCCGGCGTACCGACGGGGGGCGCGATGAAGTCGCTGTTTTCCGGCTTTGGGAAGGGAAAGCGGAACATGGCGCACGACCTGGCCATCGGTATGGACGAGATCGCCGGCGAAATGACCCGCTGGCACCAGGACAACCTCGCACAGGGCTGGTCGGCGAAGCTGGCCAACAGCACCATGAAGCTGACCCTCGTGGAAGGCTGGACCAACAGCCTGCGCCGCGGGTACGCGCTGATTCTGTCTCGAGTTCTTGAACGTCATCGGCAGACTGCATGGGCTGATCTCGACGAGGGTTCACTTCGGCGCATGGCTTCCGCCGGCGTAACTGAGGCCGACTGGAAGATCTGGCAGCAGGCGCCGGCACAGGACGGCATGCTGACCAAGGACGGTATCCGCGCCGTCGACGCCAGCGAGGCGGATCTGAACCGCGCAACCGCTCGGCTGCTGGGCTACCTCGACAGTGAGGCCCGCACCGCAATCCTGGCGCCTGACTTGACCACCCGTGCGAGCCTGCAGCAGGGCACCAAGGCCGGCACGCTGGGCGGGGAAGCGCTTCGTTCCCTGATGCTGTTCAAGGCGTTCCCGCTGGCGATCGTGGACAAGCACCTGCGCAGGCTGCGCAACATCCCGACCACACAGGGCAAGGTCGCGTACAGCGCGGCGATGCTGACCAGCCTGCAGCTGTTCGGTGCAGTGGCGCTGCAGCTGAAGGATCTGCGCGACGGCAAAGATCCGCGCGACATGACGACCGGGAAATTCTGGCTGGCGGCGGCTGCGCAGGGCGGCGGGCTGGGCATCTTCGGCGACATTCTCTACACCGGCATGGGCGGCGATAACCGCGGTGGCCAGGCCAACTGGACCTCGATGCTCGGCCCGGTGTTCGGCACCGTGATGGATGGGTTCACCATCGCGCGTAAGGGCGCGGGCTGGGCGATCGCCGACGAGAACAAGGCCGACGACAAGCTGGACGACCTGGGCGCCGAGGCGCTGCGGTTCGCAAAGGGGAACACCCCCTTCATCAACCTGTGGTATCTCCGCGGCGCCACCGACCACATGGTGTTCCATGACCTGCAGGAGCAGCTGAGTCCGGGATATCTGCGGCGGATGCGCAAGCGCGCGCAGAAGGATTGGAACCAGCAATACTGGTGGGAACCGGGCGAGACCGTGCCAGAGCGCGCGCCCAACGTCGCAGCTGCAGCGGGAGAGTGACATGCGCGAAGACCAATACCTGCGGCTGCAGGCGCTGAGCGAGAAACTGGCCGAGGCCTTCATCGAGGAAGCCGACCCGGCCACGTGGACCGGTGCTGGCAAGGCGCCCAGCGCGATGGACAAGGCCGAGCGCGGCGACCGCTACTGGTGCAAGCGCAACGCGGCGGCCACCGGCGGGCTGCTGCTGCGCGTTGGCTCGCTGGTGTCGATGATCCAGCGCGACAGCAGCGGCAACGGTGGCGCCGGGGAGGTTGGCGCTACCGAAGATGAGGACGGCGACGGCGGTCTGGAAGCCGAGGTGACGGCGGCGGAGAAGGAAGGCAAGCGGCTGCTTGACCAGGTGATGAAGCAGCAGCGCCGCGCAGCCGAAGTGGCGAAGATCAATGGCAAGCCGTGACGTCTCGTTTCTGACGTTCTTCCTGATGTGGGCACGTGTCCAGGGGTGGACCGTGCCCCTGCTGCATGTGCGTATCTGCACGTGGCTGGAAACCTGCACGGATCCAGAGCGGGTGCTGATGGTGTTCCGCGGCGCGGCGAAGTCCACGATCTACGCGGTCTACAAGGCCTGGAAGCTCTACCGCAACCGCGCTCACCGCTCCCTGGTGTGGTCGGCAGACAACGACACGGCCGGCATGCTCACCGCCGACACCATCAACGTCCTGCGTAATCACCCCCTGTGCATCGGCATGCTGCCCCGCAAGCCAGGCGCAAAGCGCTTCTCGGTGCTGGGATCCCGGGACGCCCGCAACCCCAGCATGCGCGCGGTCGGCGTGACGTCGAACGCTACCGGCGCGCGCGCGGACGATGTGGACTTCGACGATATCGAGGTGCCCGGCAACATTGAGACGCCCGAGGCCCGGCTGAAGCTGCGCCAGCGCATCAGCGAATCGACCCACATTGCCGTGCCTGGTGCGCAGAAGACGTTCATTGGCACGCCGCACACCCACGACAGCATCTACCCGGAGCGAATCGCCGCCGGCGCGTCCACGCTCATCATCCCGCTGTTCGCGCACGCCACACGGTACAAGCAGACCGACAGCAAGACCCGGTACCCGATCAAGTTCACGCCGGCCGATGACGGGCTGTATGTGGTGGTCGGCATCCACAAGCACGCTCGGGTGCTGGTTGAGGGCACCGACTACCAGGTGGACCGCGGCGAAGTGGTGTTCGCCAAGCCGCCCGGCGCCGTGCTGGATATCTACAGCGGCTGCGCCTGGCCGGAGCGGTTCGACCGGAACGAGATCGAGCTGCGCCGGAAGGAGACGCGCACCCTCAACGCATGGGACAGCCAGTACATGCTCGAAGCCAAACCCATCGAAGAGATCCGCCTGGACCCGGAGCGGATCACCGCCTACGCCGTCGAGGCGGTCATCAGGAAGGCCAACGGCACGGCGGCCATGTTCCTGGGCGGCGTGCAGATCGCCATGGCGTCGGTGCGCTGGGATCCGGCCAGCGGCAAGCTCAACTCCGACGTGTCGGCCGTCGCCGTGGTGTTGCAGGACCTGATCGGCCGGCGCTACCTGCACCGCATGGAGCAGTTGACCGGCGAGGTGGCGGAGTTCGACGACACCGGAAGGGTCATCACCGGCGGCCAGGTGTGGCAGCTGTGCGACCTGATCGAGACGCTGAACCTACCGCGCGTGGTGGTGGAAACCAACGGCATCGGCGCCTTCGCGCCGGCGGTGCTGAAGGCCGCGCTGAAGCAGCGCCGGCTGCGCTGCGGCGTGGCGGTGGAGCAGGCGGTGGCCAACAAGAGCCGCCGCATCCTCGAGGCCTGGGAGCCGCTGCTGGAATCGGGCGGCCAGCTGTGGGCGCACGTGAGCGTGCTACGGGGGCCGCTGTGGGATCAGATGAAGGAGTGGATCCCCACGGCACCGAACCAGAAGGACGACTATCTGGACGCCGGTGCGGGCGCGCTGACCGATACACCTGAACGAGTCGGGCAGATAGTCGGGAATCCGAACATCACCGCGCGGGACGATTGGCGCCACAGCGCAGGGGAGCATGAGGTTGTGTTCGAGCGCTGAACGTCCACCCGTTCGGAGCCTCGATGAAAGAGCAGATCACCCAAGACCTTGCCGTGGCCGCGGCGAAGATTGCCCCGGCCGCCGGCGTCACGGTCGGCACGTACAACCCCGGGTACACGCTCAGCGACGTGGCAGTGGTCTGCACCATCGTCTTCACCCTGGCGCAGACGTTCACCGTGGTGGTGAAGAACTGGGGTGATTGGAGCGCATGGTGGATGGCCCGATGGGCCACCGTCCGCCGGATACTCGCCAAGGTGGCCCGCCGTGGCTGACCAGGCACCGAGCGGCAAGGGCCGCAAGTTCGGGTTTGCCGCCGCGCCGGCCGCGCTGATCCTGGCGCTGGTGGCAGCGCTCGGCCAGGACAACTCCGCGCACGAGGGCAGGAAGTACGTGCCCTATCGAGACTCAGGCGGCATCTGGACCGTGTGCGCCGGTATCACCGGGCCGGCTGTTGTGCCCGGTCGGCGCTACACCCCGGCCGAGTGCGGGAAGCTCGAGCAGGACTATGTGCAGGCCATGCTGCACAACATGGGCCGCTGCGTTCGCGGGGAATTCGAGTTCCACGAGGTGAAGGCCTGGGGCCATTTCGCCTACAACGTGGGCAACAACGCGTTCTGCAGCAGCACCGCGGCCAAGCGCCTGAACGCCGGCGAGCGCACCGCCGCCTGCGAAGAAATCTGGAAGTGGCGCTTCGTCACCATCGACGGCGCCAAGCGCGACTGCGCGCTGCCGCAGTGGCGTTCGAAATGCGGCGGCATGATCGACCGCCGGCAGTGGGAAATGGCCACCTGCAGAGGAACGCTCTGATGATCGTGCTCACCCCGAAACAGTCCCTACAGATCGCCACGGTGGTGGTGCTGGCATCGATCGGGGGCTGCGTGTGGCTGAAGGGGCGAACGGACGCCGCCACCTCAGCCGAAAACAAGGCACTGCAGGCCCAGGTCAGGGCCACCAGCACCAGCGTCCAGATCAGCCGCGACACTGCCGCCGCCGTCGACCTGGAAGCCCACGAAACCCGCGAACGCACCGCCAAGGCGGTGGAGGCCATCCATGCGACTTCTTCCGATCCTGATCCTGCCGCTGCTGCTGACGTCCTGCGCATTGCTCGGGAGGCGCACGACCGCGCCATACGCGCCGCCTGCCGGGTGCAGCGAACGAGCGATTGCCCTGCGGCCGCCGGCACCGCCGACAGACCGTGATTGGGTGAAGTGGTCCGCGGCCTATGTGGGCGCGGTCGGCGCCTATGAGGACAGCGAGAACAAGCGCGCCTACACCGCCGAGTGCCTGGACGAACACCGGGGGAAATAGTCGGGAACCCGAAGCGGGGCCAGGCCGACCATCTGCTGCAGTCTCCCGCAGGTGCCGCCATGACCGTCCCCGCCTACACCGGCCCCAACACCTCGATCGCCAACGGCGTCACGACGGTGTTCCCCTACAGCTTCCGCATCCTCGACGCCACCCACATTCGGGTGACGGTCAACGGCCTCGTCCGAACCCTCGGCACGCACTACACCGTCGAAGGCGTGGGCAATCCCGCCGGCGGCAATGTCGTGTTCGTGGCGCCGCCGGCAGTCAATGCCAAGGTGGTGCTGCACCGGGCAATGCCGATCGTCCGAGTCATCAACTACGAGAACCTCGGCGACCTGCTGGCGCAGACCCTCAACGAGGATCAAGACGCGCCGGTGATGATGATTCAGCAGCTTATGGCCGACTCCATGCTGCTGGTGCCGGACCCCGAAGGCAGCGGCGACATGGTGTGGGATGCCAAGGGCTCGCGCATCATCCACGTGGGCGATGCCACCCAGGACATGGACGCCCTCAACAAGCGCACTGCACTGGTGCTGATTGAGCAGGTGCAGAACGGTGGGGGCACGGTGGGTGTTTCGCCGCGGCTGTGGACCTTCGTCGGCGACGGCGAGGTGACAGACTTCCCGCTGGCCGGCGCTGACGTAACGGATCCTCTGTTCTACGACACGGCGGTGGAGCTGGCCGCCAACGCGGGCAACTACAAGGTATCCCGCCCGGTCGATGCCAACGGCGTGGGCGAGTTCCTGATCGTGCCAGGCGTCAGCGGCGCACCGCCCGCCATCAGGTTTCTGCAGCCCCTCGGGGACGGCGTCCGGGGCTTTACCACCCTGCGCGGCTACGCGCGGCCGTGGATCGGACAGCAGCCGATCTACACCGTTGCCCCCCGGATCATCAGCGTCACCGGCAACGTGACGCTGGGCGGGGACATGCACAACACGCTGATCCTGGCCAACTCGCCGAACCCGATCACCATCACCATCCGCGCGAACACCGGCGGCAGCGCTGACTGGAAGGAGGGACAGTTCTTCTCTGTGATGCAGGTAGGAACGGGGCAGGTGACCTTGGCAGTCGAGGGTGGTGGTGGTCAGCTCAATGTGCCGGCCAGCTTCGAGGCCAAGACCCGCGCGCAGCGAAGCATCATCAGTGCCACCAACATTGCGCCGGATGCTGATGCTTGGGTGGCCGCTGGCGACATGTTGCGGGTTGCCTCGGCACCGGACCTGCAGTGCTTTGAGCTGATGGACCGCACGGTCTTGTTGACCGCTGACATTGCCACCGGCAATGGCAAGGACAGCCTGGTGCTTCCCTACGGCCTGCTACTCGACACGGTGGCCAATGGAGGAATCTACGCCACCCTTTCCACCGCGCAGGCCTCGGGTACGCCGCTCACGATCGACGTCAATCGCAACGGCACCAGCATCCTGGCCACGAAGTTGACCTTCGATAGCAACGAGCGCAGTACCACTACTGCAGCCACTCCGCCGGTGCTGGTGGCCGGTGGCGACGTGCTGGCCAAGGGGGATGAGATCACCATCGACGTGGACCAGGTGGGCACGGCGGGCGCCCGTGGCCTCCGGGTGTACCTCGTCGGCCAGAGGGCCTCCTGACATGTCCGCGCGCCTCTACGATCGTCCCGATCTTGACCAGCGCGAAGGGCGGCTCGCCCTCTACGTCACGGGTTCATTGCCAAATGCGATGCCCTCCCAAGCGTACGAAGGCCGCCTTCAGATCACCAACCCGGTTGGCGCGTGCACCGTTCGGCAGATTGATGGCGATACCTTGCCGCCGGGTCATCGGCTGTATGTCGACCAAGCAAGCCGCCAGGTAGTTCTGGCCTGGCCGGCGTTTCAGGAGAACGCCGCACCGATCGCAAATCCAGGGTTCGAGGATGGACCGACGGGCTGGGAGGCGGGCGCCGGTTGGGTGATCGCAACGGAGAATCCTCCGGTGGGGCTGTGGGCGGCCGGCTACAACAACAACCAGGGTGAGTCGGTCATTTCCAGCACTTCGCGTTACGCGGTATATGCCGGGCAGCGCACCAGTGCAAAGTGCAAGGTGCGGCAGGGTGCGTCGGCCGAAGGCAATGCCGGTGCCTCGGTCCTGCTCGAATACCGGGACCAGGATGGCCAGGTTGTCGGCCGGGTGGAAGGCAACCGGGTCATGTCAGCCAGCAAGAACCGAGTGTACGACTCCGACGTGGTTGGTACCGCTCCTGCGGGGGCGGCCACGATCAACATCGCAGGCAACGGTATCCGGTACCGGGAGAACAAGATTCTCTTTGTGGATGCCTTCGAGTGGGATCACACGGTCGCCGCTGCAGGCGTCAATCACGAGGTCACCTACGCAATCACCCTGCTGGTAAGCGATTCGCTTGGCAGGAGCGCAAGGTGGGAGGGCCGGGTAGTTGTCGCTGATATCCGCGACTACGCTACAGAGGTCCTGCTCGACGCCCCGGTGGCTTACTGGAAGTTGGACGATGCTCTGGGCGCCGTGAGCTTTGCAGACAGCAGTGGGAACGGCATTTCGGCCAGGACGATCCGTACTTGGGCAGGTGCTGCTACCGAGCCCCTGATGCAGCGTGGGCCGCTGCGCACGGATGGCCAATCCGGCTGGTTCGACGGAATCTCGAACATCGGCGTTGAGCCTGGTGACAGTGGATTCTCCAATCTGGCCATCTCTCCTGCAGGCATGTTTGCCGTGGAGTGCGTGCTGGAAACGCCGACATTCCTGGGGAATTCCACACCGTACATTCTGCGCAAGCAGGCGGAGACGTCTACGGCCCACTACGAGGATTACCTGCTGGGCTTCGCCGGTAATCAGACGTTCCAGCTTGTGTTCGGCTGGACCAACAGCGGGGCAGGCAGCGCCCGGCATGTAACTGCGCCGTTTGCATTGGAGCCTGGGCGGATCTATCACATTCTCGGCGTGTGCGATGTTGTCGGCGATGTGGTTACCGTCAGCCTCTACATCAATGGCGAGCTGGTCGCGATGCGCGACGACAGTTCGATGCAGCAGCTTCCCATCGATTCGGCAGGTGCCTTCACCGTCAATGCTCCGCAGAACTGGGGCGCATGGAGCTTCTCGGGGCGGATTTCCGATATCGCCCTCTATGCCCACCCGCTGTCGGCGGCTCGGGCGTTGGCCCACGCGCGGGCGGCAGGCTTGGCCGCTCTGTGACCGGGGCGGCAGGGTCGAGCCAGAGCTCGGCTCTGCCCGAACGGTTCAGGGAGGTGGCCGGACCGTTCGCAGGATCTGCGACGGCCGGCCGTATCCTTCCGCCCATGCGCTCTTCCCACGGCTTCCGCACCGCCCCGATCCCCTCTGGCTGGGTCCAGACCGGTGAGCGCTGGGCGCTTTGGTACAACGGCCGCGAGACGGCCAGCGTCACGCCCGACGGCGGTCCCGGGGTCCGGCTATGGATGGAAGGCCAGAAGATGTGGCAGGTGAAGGAAGTGCGCGCGGCCAACGTCCGGCAGGCGAAGCGGTACGCCGAGCGCTGGTGTGCGGCCAGGCTCTATCCCGATCTGCCCCTGCGCCAGGCAGTCGCCCGGCTTACCGACAGCACCCCGATCCAGCCCGAGCCGCCGCTGCCCGGCCTGCCGCCGACCCGTGAGCAGCAGCAACAGGCCCGGCGCCTGGCCGAGGCGGGGGCGAAGGAGGTCGAACGGATCAAGGCGGCGCTCGAACCGCGCAAGCCGCCGGCAGAGACGAAACCCCGAGCGAGGGACGTCCGCACCAAGGCGTGGGTGAGGGCAGGGCTGCAGCAGATGCGGCGGGGCGTGTAGGCCGGGCGGGCTGCACCCTATTGGCGCGTAAGTGATTGATCGGATTGGAGCGCAATCTGCACTTTTGGGAGGCCGTGTGCAGGCCTTAAACCCTTACGGATCAATGGGATGAGTCAATCAGTGACGATGCCTGGGGGGCAGAGGGTCGTCGGTTCGAATCCGGCCGTCCCGACCACTGTGATGAATCAAGAAGCCCGCGCAGCGATGCGTGGGCTTTTTTGTGCGTGCGGTGTATGCTGCGCGCCACTCGTACTACCGCGGCTGCTGAACCCGGTACTCACGAGAACACATCATGGATTCTGCAAGAAACCGTGCCTGGCGTCGCAGCCAGGCTCGCAACCGTGGTGGCGACCGCGCCACGACCGCCTACAGCTACAAGCCCGAGAAGAACTGGAAGCTGCTGTATACGCGCGATGCCAAGCTCGCGCGCGCACGCCAGCTGGGCTTCACCTATCCGGTCCTCAGCGCCCGCCAACTGCAGGAACAGGAATGA